TTTTTCAAGGTCTTGGGTACCATTTTTGTATTCATAACGCCACATATACTTTAAAACATTACCTTTTAAGTAACCTTTAAAAGCGTCAGGCGTCATACTTTCTTCTATTGCTACGATGCACTCGACGTTTCCGGTATTATAATGTGGGGGTGAGTTAACCATATCAGTCATTTTTATCTCCTAGACAAAATTTTGTTAATACCTCTATATAAGTTTTAAAAGGTATTGAGTTTTCATTAAATTCTTTTAATGTAATTTCTTTAATTGTAAAATCTTCAATAACGTACACAAGATTTCCAGATGCAAAAACTGCGTACGTAAAAATTCCATGTTCTTTTTGTTGAGTAAGCCACATACGTTGTTGCACAGACAAATTAATTTTTATTTTAGAAGTTTCTTTACTAGGAAGTTTATCTTTATATTTATATTCAATCCAACAATGATTGTTAGGGCCTGAATAATAAGTGTCCGATACTCCGCCATGGTAAGGGTCGTTGATTTTCCAACAATAGATTTTTTTAGGTAGTTGTTTGTGTACCTTATTTATGAACTCCTTTTCTTGCACATAAAAATTATAGCACACGTACATGGGCGCGAAAGAATAGTTCGCACCCGTACGGTGTCTTATAGGAATAAGAATAAGCATTTTTGTGTGATGCTTAGCACGTTTTATTTACCCTACTGAGTTCAAAGCTTTTGCTTCAAAAGTTCTTACATAAAACTTTTTTACTTGAGCGTGAGTAGCGTCTTTTACCCAACCAACATTAGACACAGCAATGTTCATAAACTTTTGCCCTGCTTTATTTTGGGTTTGTATAGAAGACATTTTCCATAAAGAAGAAAATCTATCTCCGCCTAGCTTAGCTATTTGAGTATTCCATTCTCTAGATACTCTTAGCTTAGATGAAGCGCAATCAAACAAGAAAGGTATGTCTGATACTTCTCCTGTAGATTCATCTAGTTTCATTAGGGTGTGTGTTTGAGTTTGTGTAATTTCACAATCTTCAACATTTTTACCTACTTCATCTAAATGAGCTAAAGCTTCGGTGTTAGTTGGAAAAGATCCAATTAAACCTCCACCTTTTTCTCTTTTGCCCCAAACTACGTATTCTTCTTTGAAATGCACATTTATAACGTGTATTTCTTTTCCGTAGTTTTCTTTAGTTACAGTGTTAATAAAATCTCCAGGCTTAGCACCTTCGATATATTCACTGTGGTTTTCGTCCACTTCATTAGACAACTGTTGAAGTTGTTTAACTCTAGGGACCATCATGTGTTCTGAAGAAATGTTTTCATTTCCTAGACCACTGCTTTCTTTTACGTGTGCAGGGATAGCCTTGCTCACTATACTTATATCAGACATCGTTCATACTCCTTTGTTCATGATATTGGTTATTATTTAGACCTGAAATTAATTCGGGTCAACTCTGTGCTTCTAACTCCAGGAACTTCCATTCCCATTGCTATTAGCTCTCGAAACGCGGTAGACGACATACGTTTTTGTACAAGCTCAAATTGACTTGTGTCAACTATGTGAGCAAATACTGCATCCCAATCTTCCACGGTTGGCACTATTTCAGTTTTAAGTGAAACAGTACATATGTCATTAGAGATTTTCTCAAGCCCTTGCTCTTGCATCTTAATGGCAATTTGGTAGTCTAGCTCTCGCTTTTGACTATTAAATTCTTTTTCTTGCTCGTGCAGTTCTTTTATAGCTTGTTTAGTTTTAGCTAACTCCGCTAGCAAGTCGGTTAATTTTTTATCATCCATCTTTTAACTCCTTATTAGTTAATTTTTCTACTGGCTTAGAAAGAGCTACTTTCTTATCTAACCAGACATTCATAGTTATTTGGAGACTATCTTCAGTAGCTTCGTAGGTATAGTTCCAATTATCTTTTAGTTCTTTAGTTAAAAAAGAATCTAAATTGTCTAAAAATTTAATTTGCATTATGTTATTTCCTTTAAGACATGCAGTAAGTTTTCCATTCTTCCTAACTTGCCATTTAGTTTTTTATACACTTCGGGTTCCCAAGTGTTTTTAGCCGCAATTAATATAGTTTCTGTCTTTTGAGTTTGACCTGCTCTATATATACGTTGGTTAAATTGTTGAAAGTGTTCTGCGTTATATGTTGGTGAACACCAGATTACTGTGTTAGCTTTTGTAAGTGTAAGACCATGAGAAGCAGATTGTGGGTGACAAAACAGAACTTGTATTTGGCCTGCTTGATAACGTTCAACAATACCAACTCTGTTATGAGCTGGTACAGAACCGTCAATAACTTCGTACGAAATGCCATCTCGTTCTGCTATTTTTATAAGAGCGTCACGCTCGTGTTTCCAATTAAATGCTACAAGACTATGTTTACGTTGAGATACAAGCGTCATTACAATATCGTATCTTTCTTGGTGTACAAATTGTACAAGACCATCTTCATCATAGATTGCACCTGTTACAAGTTGTAATAATTTTTTAACTCTAGCTCCTGCATGTACTGCATTGACAGTGCCTGACTTAGTATACAAAACCGAATCTTCTGCTAATGTTGCGTACATTTTTTGAATGCCGGGAGAAAGTTTTGTAGTAACAGTTCTTTTTATTTTGTCTGGTAAATCTATACAGTCTTTTAATGCGTATCTAATAGATATATCTTTTAGTAAATCTGCAACTGTATCTTCTATACCAGGTTTATCAATCCATTCATTAGCAAAACCATTAAACTTTGGTGTGCAAGCTTGATGACGAAAAGAATAAAAACGTGCGCCTAGCCTCTGGCCGCCGTCTACTATGTACGTTGGGTGCCAAATGTCTAGTATAGTATTACTGTTTGGCGTACCTGACATTGCGATCCTACGAGTAAATTGTTCGCTTATTATTTTACAAGCTTTAGAACGTTGAGCAGTTCTGTTTTTAAAAGCTGTAAACTCATCTATAACTAAGTTGTCAAAGTTTTTAAGGTACTGTTTGTTTTTAGCCAAAAATTTAACTGCTTCAAAGTTTGTTATGACTATGTCAGCGTTGTTTTGTTTAAATATTTTTTCTCTGTTTTTAGCATAAGCTACTGCGTACGTTAAGCCAGGAGTAAACTTTGTAATGTCTTCTACCCATGCAGCTTCTAAAATAGATAAAGGAGCAAGTACTAAAGTTTTACCTTCAAAGTTTTCTATAGCATCTAATACCGCACGTGTTTTACCTGTACCAGGGTCTGATGTAATAAGACAAAAAGGGTTGTCTAGTATAAATTGGGTAGTTTTAGATTGATGCGCATAAGGCGCAGGGATATTTTGTTCGTTGTTCATAATTCGTCCTTCGTTTGTTTAGTATTCTGTGTTAGTTGGTTGAATACTAAAAGTTAATTATACCTTATAAAGCACTCCATTCGCAATAGGGCATTTCTCCTTTACCAAAAGAGCACCATCTACAAGCTACATTAGATGGGTTAGGTGGAAACTTAGTAGCTGTTGTCATTGCAGTAGCTCTTTCGTGTAATTTAGGCATAAATACCATAGCTTCATCTCTTGTGTATACTTGTTCGCTAGTAGTTCCATGGTCTAAATACCATATTTCAGCTTTTACAATTTCTATATTAGGGTATCTAAAAAAAGTTCCTATGGCATATGTTAAAGCTTGTTGGCTATGAGATATTTCATTACCAAATTGTTTACCTGTTTTGTAATCTATTACTCTTGCTGATGTTTCTGTTTCATGTACAAGAGCATCTAATTTAATACGTGCCCATACATCAGGTGCCATCCATCCACAAGATTCCCATTGGCGTGTAAACCCCCAATCTCCTTCTAATTCTACTTTAGCACTCGCATAAAGTTCTTTCATTTCTTTAAACGCTTTTTCAAATTTTTTAAGAGAATCAGGAAATTCTGCTAACGTACCATTTACATAGTCTTCAGCTTGTTGATGTATTTCTGTGCCACGTGCAGCTGCAGGACCAAAGTCTTCTTTAATACGTTTTACTTTTGCTAAATATGTTTTGTACGCACAAGATTCAAATACTTTAAGTGCTGAGTGCGACCAAGCAGGAACTAAACCTAATTCTACATCGTCTGTAGTTTCGATTACATTAATTAGATCTGGCCGTGTAGGTTGTGTTAATGACAAGTAAAATCCTTATTTCTTGTTAATTAATAATAAATCTTTATCTTCAAAGTGCTCCTGTATGAGCTCTTGCTTTATATTATTATCTATTTTCCAAGTTAATACAACTCCACGTGGCGCACTAGCTGCTCTATCTTTACTAATACGTTTACGTGAAGTTTTAATATTAAGTCTAGACATAGCTTTTACAAAGTCTCTGTTAGATAATTTGTTTCGGCTGTCTGTCATAACATCATAAATCATTTTAAAATGCGTCATAGGTATTACGATTTCTTCATCTGAATTAGCTATCCAATCTTTTACATATCTTTGTGCTGTACTTATTCCGCCAGCATCAAATGTATTTGTAAGGGGTATATCTAATATTTCTGTAAAATAATCTAAAGATTTTGTGCGTATTGCATTTGCAAATTCTTCAAGAACTGACATAGATACTTCTTTCATTTCTTTTTTAGCATCGTTTTCTAAAGCTGTGTGGGCCATACGCTCGTTGACTTTAAACTTTTTAAGAACTCCTGCAATAATATAAAGCTCAGATTCTAGTACAGTTAAGTTTTCTAACAAATCTTTATGTACGGCATCTATTTTAGTTTCTTGTCTAGGAGCTACATTATAACGTCTATCGCTGTCTTCGATTTTAACTGCATCTCCTCTGTTTGTAAGAAACAAAAAGTTTGTAAAAGAAGGCATTTCTATTTGATTAGAACGCATAGCACGTACAGTTAATGTAGGTTCTGTAATTTGATGTTTAAGTTTGTCAGCCATACGTAATGTATTACCTGAGTCTGCCATACGAAACTCATCTACTACTAAAAACAAAGCTTGTCTCATGTATAAATTAAATTGTTCTTCTATATTTTCTAAAGCTCTCATAGGAGTTTGTTGTTCTCCAAATAAAGGCTTAAGAACTTTATGTACAAACAAACCTTTACCAGTGCCTGGTATGCCTGTAAATATCCATGCAGTCATTGCTTTCTTTTTGTGTTGATAAATGTAAGCTAACCAATTTATAAAGTGTTCAAACTCTGGTTTGCCATCACCTAGTACATGCATAAGAAGTTTGTAAAAGTTAGGTGCAATTTTTTGTATTTCTATTGCAGTACCATATTCTAATTCTTTTACATTTTCTTCAGCTTGTAGCATGTATTGTGTGCGTCTAAATAAATTTACGTAGTAAGGTACTTCTTCAAGTTGAACGCCTTTGTCATTAGTAGGATCAAAAACAACCCTAGCGTCAGGAACGTAATCCATATTAGGCCTACCATGAGAACGCATAAAATCATTAATAGAGTTTTTGGTAGTTGGGGTAAGTGGAAAGTCTTCGGTAAATTGGTTAAGTGTTTCATCGTATATGCCATTAAAATAAGTATCAGTAATAAAATCTCTTAAAGCTATTGGTTTTATTTTTGCTTTAGAATCTATTTGGTCAGCAAATATTTCAAAGATGCTTTTGTAAAATTCTGGGTCTGCTTTTTCTATTTCCCATACAGGTTCTCCTTTAAAGTTGTACATGTAATGAGGGTTAGTTAACAAAAAGAAATAAGCTCCGCTATCCCCACCGTTTATATTACAGTTAACGTACGGATCTGCGACACGGCTTATTTGTATTGTCATTTTATCTGGGTTTTGTAAAACTTCTTGTAGTTCTCCTGCAACATTTACAGTAGAAACTTTTTCATTTTTCTTTGGTAAGTCTGCTAGTTTTCTTAAGTTGTTTTTTATAGTTAAACCTAATGAGTGTACTCGTTCTGGGTTTACGTTAATTAACACTGTAGATATTTCTACGGTTGGCGAACCACGGTCGACTTTAACAAATCTTCCATC